CAGTTCCAAGCGCAAGCATACAAGGAAATGTTACCAGCTAAAGGTCCTGTAAAGACACAAGTTATTGGCGCAAGAACTATAGAAACCGAAAGTCAAGCAGATAGAATTCAAGAGTTTATGAACTATTACATAATGAATGTGATGGAAGAATATGATCCAGAACTAGATATGTTACTTTTTTATCTACCATTAGCAGGATCATGTTTTAAGAAAGTTTATTTTGATTTTGTTACTAATAAGGCTGTATCTAAATTTATAACACCAGAAGATCTTATTGTGCCTTACGAAGCTTCTGATTTATCCTCAGCTGAGAGAGTCACACATGCAATCAGCATGTCATACAACGAAATAAAGAAACAGCAAGTTACTGGTTTTTATGCAAATGTAGATATACCAGAAGATACGTACGGTGAAGACGAATCTGAGGTTAATAAACAAATAAACGAAATACAAGGTGTCGAGCCTAGCTATAAAGAAGACAGAAATAGAACTATATATGAAGTTCATACCGTTTTAGATATAGAAGGTTTTGAAGACTTAGATCCACAAGGACAGCCAACAGGATTAAAACTACCTTATATCATTACTATAGATGAAGAATCAGAAACCATATTATCAATTAGAAGAAACTATTTAGAAGCAGATCCTTTAAAGAATAAAATTAATTATTTCATACAATACAAGTTTTTACCCGGACTAGGTTTTTATGGCCTAGGTTTGTCGCACATGATCGGTGGTCTGTCAAAAGCCAGTACATCTATATTAAGACAGCTCATAGATGCTGGAACTTTAGCGAACCTACCAGCGGGTTTCAAAGCCAGAGGTATGAGAATACGTGATGAAGATGAGCCGCTGCAGCCCGGTGAATTTAGAGATATAGATACAACCGGGGGTTCTCTGCGTGAAAATCTTATACCTCTTCCAATCAAAGAACCCAGCAATGTGTTAATGCAATTACTTGGTTTATTGGTAGATTCTGGTAAGAGATTTGCTGCAATAGCAGATATGAATGTGGGTGATAGTAATGCGGCCATGCCAGTTGGTACTACGGTTGCTTTATTGGAGCGTGGCACAAAAGTTATGAGTGCTATTCATAAAAGATTACATTATGCACAAAGGCTAGAGTTTAAATTGCTTGCAAAAGTATTTGCTGAGTATTTACCACCAGCTTACGAGTTTGCTACAGGATCGGGACCTAATGAAATTAAACAATCTGACTTTGACGGCAGAGTAGATGTGGTTCCTGTCTCAGATCCTAATATATTTTCACAGAGTCAAAGAATTACTTTAGCTCAAGAGCTTTTACAGATGGTACAGTCAAACCCAGAGATACATGGTCCAACAGGTATATATGAGGCGTACAAGCGTATGTATGCAGCTTTAGGCGTAGATAATGTTGAAGCATTGATACAACCACCAGCTGACAATACACCGCAACCTGTAGATGCAGGCACAGAAAATGCTAGTCTATTAATGGGACAACCTGCACAAGCTTTTGAAGGTCAAAACCATCAAGCTCATTTAGATACGCACAAGAGCTTATTCCTAACTAAAGTTGTCCAGGACAATCCAATGATACAATCTGTGATTATTAGTCATTGCATGCAACACTTACAATTCTTATCTAAAGAAATATCAGCAGAACAGATACCTCAAGAAGTACAGATGCAAATGCAACAAACACAAGAACAAATGTCGCAAATGTCACCACAAGAAGCACAACAAACACAAATGCAAATACAGATGATGTTAGATCAGTTTAGTGCTCCGATTATGGCTCAGTTGACTAGCGAGTTCTTGCAGTCTATTGGTCAAGGCGATGGTGGAGATCCATTAGTTGAGATAAGAAAGGCTGAATTAGATCTTAAAGATAAAGAGCTAGACATTGAATCAGATCAGTTTATGCAAAAACAAAATCAAAGAGCGCAAGAAAAAATGTCTGAAACTCAACTACAAGAACAACGCATAAATGTGCAAAAAGGTATAGCAGATGATAAGCTTAATGTAGCAATAGATAGATTAAAGCAAAACGCTGATTTAAAACTATTGGAATTAGAAACAAAAGTGAGGAACTAATATGAATTCAAGAGAACAATTTTTAAAAAATCTAAAAGAAAAAAAACATGCAGAAGAATCTGCAAAACAAAATGTTATAGCAGAAAACGCAGCAGCTAAAGCTAAAAAAAGTGCAGCAAACAAAAAACGTACCGCAGAAAAACTTGCCTCCCTATCTACTGCTCCCAAGAAAGCTAAAAAAACTGTAGAAGTAGAAATGAATGATAAGGTTGTAATAGAAGAAACACCTGTAGCCAAATTAAAGAATGTTGTAGAAATTAAAAAAGCTAAAAAAGCTAAGGCACCTGCAAAAAAAAGAGGCAGACCAGCTAAGAAATAATGGATGAAATTAGCTTGTTAGATTTTGTCAAACGTAAGGTTAAAGACAGAGAAGATCAAATATCAGAAACATTAATGTCTGGTTCACTTAAAGATATAGAACATTATAAATATTTGCAAGGCGAGCTTTCTGCTTTATACTACATAACAAACGAACTAAAAGACTTTTACAAGGAAAAATAAATGGCAGAACTCAGATCTACAAATGACATAGTTGCAGATGCTTATATAAAAGAAGAAGCTAGAGTTTTAGATCCTACGCTTTTGGATAAATCTTTAGTAGACCGTATGCCACAACCTACAGGTTGGCGCATGCTAGTTTTACCTTACGCTGGTAAAGCTAAAACAGAAGGAGGAATCCTTCTAACAAAACAAACAGTTGACCGTGAGGCCTTGGCTACAGTTGTTGCTTATGTGGTAAAAAAAGGGCCACAATGTTATAACGATAAGGCAAGGTATGGAGAAACCCCCTGGTGTGAAGAAAAACAATGGGTTTTAATAGGGCGCTACTCTGGCTCTAGGTTTAAATTGGAGGACGGTGCAGAGGTACGAATCATCAATGATGACGAAGTAATAGCTACCATACTCGATCCAGATGACATAGCGAGTTTATAAATATGAATGAACAAGAAAATACACAAGCAATTCAACCAGAGGTTGATGAAGTTGAAGTACAGGTACTAGAACAGGATATAGTTGAAGCATCTCCGGAAGACGAACTAGATAATTATACTAAGTCGGTTTCTAAAAGAATCAATAAGTTAAATGAGAGACATAGAGCTGCAGAAGAAAAAGCCGCTAGGTTAGAACAAATGCTAGCCCAAAAAGAAGCTGAATCAGTTGCTTATGGTCAAGAGAGATTGCAGACAAGACATCAATTAATTCAAAAAGAAGAAGAATCAATAGAAGCCAAAGAAATGCAGGCTAACGACTTGTATAAAAAAGCTGTTGAATCCAATGATGCTGATTTGATGTCAAAAGCTGACACACTAAAGAGCGATCTTAGTATACAAAAAGAAAAGGTAAGAATGGCTAAAGCGCAAAGTGAACAAGCCTTTGCAAATCCACAACCGGTTCAACCACAACAATACTATCAAGAACCGCAACAACAAGAAGTAAAGCCAACAAAAGAAGCTGAATCTTGGCATGAACAAAATCAATGGTATGGAGATACTAGCGATGAAACAAACAGCCAGGCAACACAGTTTGCTTACTTTACACACTACAATTTAATTAACGAAGGCTATGATGCTGATTCAGATGAATATTACGATCAGTTAAATAGCAGAGTTTACAAAGTTTATCCAGACTTAAATTCTGGTAAAAATGTCGCAAGAGAAGGAGCTAAACCCGCTGTGCAAAGAGTTGCTCCTGCTTCCGTTGGAAGTCGACAAAAAACACAAGGCAAAAAGAACGGAGTGACTTTTTCTAAATCAGAAGTTGAACGTCTCAAAGGTTTGAAGCCGCACAATATGTCGGAAGACATGTGGTTAAAATCTGTTGCTAAAGAAAAACAAAAAATTTCCGCAAGGGAGGCAAAATAATGACTAATGAAGTAGAACAAGCACCTAACAGACAATCCCGTGAATCCGAGACTCACGCTAAAGAAACTCGCAGACAACCATGGAGGCCAGTTAGAAAACTAGAAACACCACCAGCACCAGAAGGATACGAATATCGATGGATAAGAGAATCTATGCTTGGTGTGGAGGATAGGGGTAACGTAAGTAGAAGATTGAGGGAAGGTTGGGAGCTCGTAAGAGGTACCGATTTACCACAAGAATTTTCATTACCTACTATGGATTCTGGAAGACACGCTGGCATTGTATATAACGAAGGTTTGCTATTGGCAAAAATGCCACTTGAAACAATCTCAGAGCGTAATGCTTATTACGCAGGAAAAAACCAACAAGCCAAAGATGCGTTAGACAATAATATGTTTAATGACTCTAGGAAAGATGGTAGATATGTCAAGTACGATGCTGATAGAAAATCTAATGTTACTTTTGGGAAAAAGTAACAATCATAAAAAGGAGAAACTAAATGGCTAATAAAGACAGCGCATTTGGATGTAAACCTGTACGTATGATGGGTGGATCTCCCTATTCTGGCGGCCAAAGCCGTTATAGAGTAGCGAGTGGAGTCACAACACCACTGTTTCAAGGTGATCTTGTTACTCAGCTAACAGCTGGGGTATTAGGAAGACATGTTGCAACTGGAACCGTTCCGATTGTCGGAGTGTTTAACGGGTGTTCTTACACAGATCCAACCACAGGCGAACAAGTATTTAAAAACACGTATCCCGGCAGTATTTCTGCTTCGGATATCATTGCTAACATAATTGACGATCCAAACGTAGTGTTTGAAGTCCAAGCAGATGACACCTTCCCGGTGGCAGATCTGTTCGGTAACTTTGACATTGTTGATGGTTCACCAGTTGGCGACACAAAATCTGGAAGATCTAATATGGAGCTTGATGTAACTACCGGTAACACTACCGCGACATTACCTCTCAAAGCACTTGATGTCTCCCAGGATCCCGATAACTCAGACGTAGCGTCTGCCAACACCAATGTACTATGTGTGATTCAAAACCACATAATGGGACAGAAAGGTGCTGGTTTAGCATAAGGAAATAAATAATGGCAATATCAAGAGCCCAGCTCGCTAAAGAGCTAGAACCAGGATTGAATTCTTTATTTGGACTTTCTTATGACGAATACAATCGCGAATACGAAGAAATTTTCAACATTGAAGATTCTTCAAGAGCGTTTGAAGAAGAAGTCTTAATAACAGGATTTGGTTCCGCACCAACAAAAACCGAAGGACAAGGAGTTGTTTTCGACAACGCTACTGAAAGTTACAGTGCTAGATACACCCACGATACAGTGGCACTAGCATTTGCACTTACAGAAGAAGCTGTAGAAGATAACCTCTATGATTCTTTAGGTAAAAGATATGTTAAAGCACTCGCAAGATCTATGGCTAACACCAAAGAAGTAAAAGGCGCAGATGTTTTAAATAACGCTTTCTCTAGTAGCTTTACTGGAGGAGACGGTAAATCTCTTATAGCAACAGATCACCCTCTAGCGGGCGGTGGTTCAGCAGCTAACAGAGCATCATCAATGGCAGATCTTAATGAAACTTCATTAGAAGATGCTTTAATTGACATATCTAATTTCACAGATGACAAAGGACTAACAATCTCTGTACAAGCTGACAAATTAATTGTTCCTAGTGAACTAGTATTTGTTGCTGACAGAATTCTTAATTCTTCGCAAAGATCTGGTACTGCTGATAATGATATCAACGCAATAGCTAACACAGGTGTTTTACCTGGTGGTTATTCTGTTAATCATTACTTAACAGACCCAGATGCTTTCTTCATCTTGACTTCTGTAACATCACAAGGCGATGGCCTTAAAATGTTCCAAAGAACTGGCATGGAAACTTCCATGGAACCAGATTTCTCTACTGGAAACATTCGTTACAAAGCACGTGAAAGATATAGCTTCGGTTTCTCTGATTGGAGAGGAGTCTACGGCTCACAAGGCGCATAAATTGAACGATTAGAAATACCGTTTATTACTCAAGTATTTCAAATTAAGG